ATAGATAGATTTATTGAATATAACTTACGAGATGTTGAAATCATTGTTGAGTTAGAACAAGTAATGAAATTTATCGAACTAACTGTTACTATTGGTCATCTATGTCATACAACGTATGAATCAATATATTATTCTACAATATTAAATGAAGGCGCTATTTTAACTTACTTAAAACGAAAAGGGATAGTTTCACCTAATAAACCAACCACATATAACCCCCGTTTAAAAGATTTAAGTGTTAAAAAAGCTAAATGGGAATATGATCAAGGCAACATTACAAAAGATGAATATGATGAAATTATTTCCCTATCAGAATATGCTGGGGGCTATTTAAAAGACCCTACACCTGGTTTATATGAATGGGTTATTGATTTAGATTTTACTTCCCTATACCCTTCAATTATTCGTTCTTTAAATATGGGAATAGAAACCCTAGTTGGCAGAATAGTACATACTGGTAAATTTGACAACCAGTGGTCATTAAGGGAATTAAAACAAATGGACCCTGAACGGGTAGTTACTGTTGAGAAAATTAAAAAAGATAGAACAATATCTTCATCTACGGCTAAAATAAAAGATTTAATAGACTTAATAGAACATAATAACCTTATTATTTCAGCACCCGGTGTTATATTCCGTAAAGATAAATCAAGTGTTGTTTGTGATATTTTAACTGATTGGTTCAAGAAAAGACAGGAATATAAAAAATTAATGAAAAAGGCGTTTAAAGAAGATAAAGATCCTGTTATGGGAGAATTTTATAATAAACGTCAACATGCATATAAAATTAAATTGAATGATGTTTATGGTGTATTCGCTATTAACGGTTGGAGATACACAGATGGTAATAAATTTATTAGTAAAGCAATTACATTAACTGGTCAAAGATTAACTCAAGAATCAATCATCTTTGTAAACAAATGGTTAAACCAACAACTAGGCACAGATGATAAGGATTATATAGTTACTAGTGATACTGATTCATTGTTCATTCAAGTAAAAGATTTAATTTTACAACGTAAGCCCGAGTTAGCAACGGCTGATAGAGAAACAATTGTAAAAGAAGTACTAGAAGTTGCTTCTGAAATCCAACAATTAGCAAATGATAATTTACATATTATAGTAAAAGAGCTATTCAATATCAGTTACCCTGATGAACCTCATTACTTTGAACTAAAACAAGAGGTTGTACTTGATAGAGGTTATTTTGCTGGTAAGAGAAGATACGCCCAACATATTGTTAATAAAGAAGGAGTTGATGTTGATGAGTTAGATGTTAAAGGATTAGATCTAATGAAGTCCAATTTCCCACCATTATTTAGAAAATTTGGTGAACATATTATTAATGAAATAATGTTTGGTAAACCTAAAGCAGAAATTGATAAACAAATTATAAAATTTAAAAATAGTGTTAATACTATTGACTGGAAGCAAATATTAAAACCAACAGGTCTTAAAAAAATAAAAGAATACATAGCATCCCCTCCTAGAGCAGGCCAAATATTTTCTTCATTAGAGTTAAAATGCCCTGTAAATACAAAAGCAGCAATTTATTATAATGATATGCTTAAATTTAAAAAACTAGATAACAAATACCCATTATTCCAGATAGGGGATAAAATGTATATAGCTAAATTAATAGATAATCCTTATAAAATAGAAGTAATAGGATTTAATGGTTATAATGATCCCCCTGAAATAAATAAATTCATAGAAAAATACATTGATAGGAAAGGATTATTTGAATCTGTAATGAAAAACAAAATAGAGACCCTTTATTTGGATATTGGATGGGGAAAACCTATATTTAACGAAAATTTCCACAAATTTTTTAAATTTTAAAGTATGATAGATAAAAAAATATTTTCTTCCATTATTGATAAGTATTATCTAAATGGTTTGTGCCCCTCCGTAAAATGGAAAACAGATAATAATGTACTAAATATAGATTTTTATTCTGAAAATGGAGACTTGGTAGGAAAATTAGTATCCTCTGATTTCCCATTAGAAGACAGTGAAATAGCCATATTTGATACAGAAGCATTAACAAGGCAACTTAGAATAACATCAGGGAATATTGATTTAAATTTAAATAAAACCCAAAATGTTTTTACTAAGTTACTCATTTCGGATATGAACTATGACTTACATTTTTCATTAGCAGACCCATTTACAATTAAACAAGTTCCCCAAGTAAATGAAGATATAAAATTTAATGTTGAAATATTATTAGAGAGTGAAACCATTAACTCATTAATTAAAGCTAAAAATGCCCTACCTAAAATAAACACAGTAACTATATTACCAACAATTAATGATGTTGGGGAATCATTAATGAAAATAGTCTTTGGAGAAACTGCAGACTACTCTAATAAAATAACATATAGTATAGAAATAGATAAAATTGAAGGAGTACCTAACTCTCTTACTTTTAATTCTGATACTCTAAAAGAAATATTAGAAGCAAACAAAAATGCAGAACACGCTAAAATGTATGTTTCTTATGATGGGTTGTTAAAATTTGAATTTATAGAGGAAGAAACACATACTTCTTATTTTATAGCAATGAAAGGGGAAGAGTAATATATGTATGTGCGACAAAGTGAAACCTTAGGGAACACTAAAATTATCTTAGGAGATTAAAATTATGACACACAGATTATTATTTAACACACCGTTTGACATTCTAGTCAAGAACTTTTTTGAAACAAGTTCACCATTTCAACCAGCTTCAGAAGCTAAGTACTCACACCCAGTAGACATTTACGAAAACAAAAATGGTCTCTATTTTGAGATTGCATGTACTGGATTAACTAAAGATCAAATCGACCTCTCACTTGAGGGAGATATTTTAAAAGTAGGTTATGCTAAAGAAACAGATGAAAAATGCTGTGAAGTAGACGATTGCGAATATATTCACAAGGGCATAGCTCGTCGTTCATTTAATTTAGGATATAAAATAGCATCTAAATATGATCTATCTCAAGCTGAGGCCGAGATGGAAAATGGATTGCTAAAAATTTATGTTCCATTTGCTAAAGAATCAAAACCAAAAACATTAAAAATTAAGTAAAACCCCTCCCTAAGGTTTCACAAGTTATGAAAATGCATTTAGTAAAAACAAATGATGATGTCTTATACCAAGTCATTCATCAAGAACCAGAAACAAAACAATTAGATTTAGAAGTATTAAAAAGAAAATACCTATGCGGAACGGTCTTTAGAAAAGATGGAATGTATTGGTTTGTTAGAAAAATAGAAGAAGCACAAGTTATTGAAGATTAAATTTGGTAATCTAAAAAGAAATTCATATATTCAATATACATGAAAAGAAAAGGTAGAAAATCCCGTAATCAAATTAACGACCCTATTTTAGAACCTTTTTTTATACAATATGATGAATGTAATTATTCTCTGTGTGAAAAAAGCAATAATGACACTATTAAAACATATGGCCATTATTCTTCACTCCCTTTAGTTTTACTAAAAATATGCCAATTGCAAACTAAAAAAGAGAATTGTTCTCTTATTAAAGAATATATAAATTCATACAACGAAATAAGTAATAAAGTAATAAATAAATTTAAATATGATACAAGCAATATTTGATGGGGTTATTATAAAACCCCAAAGTGAGGAAGAAACTCGCTATGGAAACCTAATAGTCCCTGACTTAGGAAAAGAAAAAAGCCTAATAGGAGAAGTAATTTCAGTAGGACCTGGCAAGCATTCTGTTACGGGTAATTTTATAGAAACTACTATTAAATTAGGTCAAAAAGTTATCATAGCCCCCACTGGAGCTACTAGAACAGAATATAACGGGGAAGAATATCTAATATGTAATGAGCAAGCAATTATAGGAATTATTAAAGATGATGAATAAACAAATACAATACGGTTCTCAAGCCAGAGAACAATTAGTAGAAGGTATTAATAGATTAGCAAATGCTGTTACTTCTACTTTAGGCCCTAATGGACGTAATGTGGTAATATCCAAATATGGAGAATCACCACAATCAACTAAAGATGGTGTTACTGTTGCCAAATCAATCAATTTCAAAGATCCAGTCCATGATTTAGGTGTACAATTACTAAAGCAAGCCTCTATTAAAACAGCAGACAGAGCAGGAGATGGTACTACCACCTCAACACTGTTAGCCCAAATAATGGTAAATACAGGTATAAATCATTTAAATAATGGTGAAAATGCTGTTAAAATTAAACGAGGAATAGATAAAGCAATAAGTGAAGTAATTGAATATATTAAAAATAATATATCCCAAACAATTACCTCAGAAGAGCAATTAGAACAAATTGCTGCTATATCCGCGAATAATGATATAGAGGTAGGTAAATTAATTGCTACTGCTTTGGAAAAAGTAGGAAGAGACGGAATTGTTACTATTGAAGAATCTAAAACAGGAGAAACTTATTTAGAAACTGTAGAGGGTATGCAATTTGATCGTGGTTACAAATCACCTTATTTAGTAACTAATAACGATTCAATGCAATGTGTGTTAGATAATCCTAAAATATTGTTATATGATCAACGAATTAACCAAGCAAAAGATCTTTTACCTATTTTAGAAAATTTATCTTCCCAAAGTCGTTCTTTACTGATTATTGCTGAAGATATTGATGGTGAAGCATTAGCTACATTAATTGTTAATAAAATGAGAGGCCTGCTAAAAGTATGTGCTGTTAAGGCTCCTGATTTTGGTGATAGAAGAAAATTAATTCTTGAAGACATTGCTACACTAACAGGAGGTACTGTTGTATCACCAGATAAAGGAATGAAACTAGATAAATTCCACCCAGATTGGTTTGGTGAATGTAGAATAGCTACCATATCCAAAGAAGATACAACATTAGTTGATGGAAGTGGAGAAGAAGAAAAAATAGAACAACGGGTTGAACAATTACAGCACCAAATTGATATTGCCCAGTCTCCATTTGAAATAGAAAAATTACAAGAACGCTTAGCAAAAATGGTAGGAGGAGTTTCAATTATTCACGTTGGGGGTAATACAGAAACCGAAATGAAAGAAAAGAAAGACCGAGTTGAGGATGCGTTACATGCTACTAAAGCTGCTATTGAAGAAGGAATTGTTCCTGGAGGAGGGGCTGCTTTATTGCATGCTAGAAATGGTATTGTTGATACTGATAGTATTGGCGGACGAATTGTTTACAATGCATGTACTGAACCATTTAAGAAGATTTTATCTAATGCTGGTTATGAACAAGAAGATATATATAATGCATTATTAGGAGTAACTGGGGATAATTATTGGTATGGTTTTAACTTGAATGATAAAGAATTCCATGATATGAAAAAAATTGGAGTAATTGATCCTACTAAAGTAACCAGAATAGCACTAGAGAATGCAGCATCCGTTGCTGGTACTATTTTGTTAACAGAGTGTACTATTGTGGAAGAAGAAGAAGACAAAAAAGAAGAACCTAATATGGGAAGTGAGTTATTCTAATCGTATATTCTAATTAAGGTTATGTATAAGAAAGAACACACACTATGGGTCGAAAAATATAGATCTAAAACATTAAATGATTATATAGGAAATGAATCTATAAAAAGTATAATTCAACAATATATTCATCAAAATGATTTACAAAATCTAATATTTTACGGCCCCGCGGGAACTGGCAAAACTACCCTTGCTAAAATATTGACTAGCAATATAAATTGCGACTCACTATATATAAATGCTAGTGATGAAAGGGGTATAGACACTATTAGAGATAAAGTATCATCATTTGCCAGTTCTGCTTCTTTCAAACCTCTTAAGATAATAATTTTAGATGAGGCTGATTTTCTAACCATGCAGGCTCAAGCATCTCTGAGGAATATAATAGAGACTTTTTCTAAAACTACTCGTTTCATTTTAACTTGTAATTTTATAGAACGCATAATTGATCCTTTACAATCCAGATGCCAAGTATTAAAAATTATTCCACCTTCAAAAAATGAAGCAGCACAACATATTATCCATATTTTAAAAAACGAAAGTATTAAATATGAATTAGAAACTCTTAAAAGTATAATAAACCAACATTATCCTGACATAAGAAAATGTGTAAATACTTTACAAACATATTCTAATAATAACCAACTAAATGTACCTGAAAATAGTTTGGTTTCTTCTAGTTATTTGAGGCAAATATTAAAAGAATTATTACAACCTGATAAGACTAATTTTGTTTCTATAAGGCAGATAATAAATAATTCTAATATAAATGATTTTGATGAATTATATAAATTCCTAAACACAAATATTGAAAAATATGCTAAAGGCAGAGAAGCAGAAATAATTATAGTTCTAGCAGAAATGCAATACAAGTCTAATTTTAGAGTAGATAAAGAAATAAATATAATGTCTTGTCTTTCACAAATACTACAAATTTTACAAAATAAACAAATATTATGAAACAATCAAACATGAACGATTTGAAAATGAATTTTGACATCAAATCAACCACTTCTATCCTCACTGAAAGTGGAAGCCCAGTATGGCAAGAAGGAGTAATCCTAAGAAAAGTAAGCAAATTTGTTGCTGGAACTCCAGAAGATGCTATTGTTCCTATTCCTGTATTTTATGATCCCCAAAGTGGTAAAATGTTGGAAGGTACAGTACCTAAAGATATTAAAGAAGAATATGCCGATTACCTTATTTGATTGGTTAAAAAATGTAACGTACAATAAGAAAGAATGGGATTCTTTTTCTGATGAGGATAAAGAATCCTTTAATTCTTATATGATCCACCGGTATGTTTCTATGTATGAACCTTATATAGAAATATCAAATATGGCTCAAATTATTCCATTAGAAGATAAACAAAAAACATACAATTTCTATAAAAGTATATTACCTAAAAATAAAACATATTTTAAATATATAAAAAACAATAAAAAAGGTAATAATAGTGGGTTATTAGAAAAAATATCAATATATTACAAAATATCTAAAAGAGAAGCTAATGATTACATTAATATAATGG